CTGAACACCAGTGATGCCCAGCCGAGCCAGAGTGTCTTTGCTCAACCCAGTAGCTTTAGCAGCCCTATCCATCAACCCCATTTCTTGTGCTGGCGCTTGGTCAGGCAGTGCAGTTGCCCGTCCAGCGCCTATATCCATGTACTGTTGAACATCTGCTGGAGTAGCGCCAGCCAACCCAGGTGCTACAGGAGCAGTGGGTGTTTCAAATTGTGAGCCTGTGGGGAAAGTAGAAATTTCTGGGGGCGGGGGAGCCGAAATCGTTGGAGAAATTTCAGGCGCTGACCCAACATTTGCCGCTTCCTCTGCGGAACTGGGGCCAGAATAGGCGGCAGGAGCGGGCTGTTCGTAGGTAAATCCTTCGTTGCCAGCTTCAAATTCGTTCTCAAAAGAGGGCACTCCAGTGTCTGCATGGGGCTTGCCAGAGCCTCCTTCTGCCTTCAGCAGAGCTGCTTCCTGGGGGGTAATGTAGGCCAGCATGTGCCCTTTGGGGGCTTTTGCCTGCAATAGGGCGGCAATCTGGCGCACATCTGCGCCAACGCTGGTCATTTTCCTGAGTGCTGAAGCCATTTACAGTCCTAACGCATCTTTGAGACGCAGTGATTCCTCGTTCCACACATTCTTGCGAGGCTTACCCGATTTCTTACCCTCAATTTCACCCGCTCCACGGTATCCTGTCAATGCCTGTCCCAGAGTGCTGGACGGGTAAAACGGAGCCTGTAGTGTAGTGCTCAAGTCTCTACGAGGTCTTTTAGGAGGTTTTTTTGTATCATAGATAAATATCTCTGGGTCTGGTTCTACCACTTCATCAACAGGTGGTGGCTCATCCACCACAGGAGGTTTCTTTTCTACTTCCGGTGGCTTCTCTTCTACAACAGGTTTGTCTTCCACCACTGGGGGTTCAGGGTCTACTTCTACTTTTGGAGGTGGTTCAGTTTCAGTAACAACTGGCGGTGGTTCAACCACATCTGGTGGAGGCTCAGAAACAACAGGTGGCGGCTCAACAACAGGAGGTATGACAGGAAGAACAGGAGGAGGTTCAGTCACTACTTTTGGAGTTGTAGCTGGAGGATTTATTAAATCAATAATTGCTTTGTCAGCAGGTGTCGTTGTTGGAAAATCAAACGTGTCAACAACAGGTTGGTTAGCCGGACGTGTAGGAACAATCGGCACTGCCGGAGTGAATGTTGCTGGAGTAAATGTTTTTGGTGCTACGGTTGTAGGAGTAACAGTTGTTGGAGTTTGTTCTACTGGAACTCCTCCGTATGGAGGAATGTAATCAGTATCTCCCCCTTCATACACATCCGTAGGGTATCTTGTGACATTTCCAGATATGTCACCTACTGGGTTGTAAACACCGGGTTTGTATCCGGGGTCTTGACGGCTACCGTAAACACCATCAGTTCCTCCAACACCAGCACCAACACCTGCTGGTTGAGCAAATGTTGATGGTTGAGTTGCAGAGATTGATGGGGTTACTGTTGATGTTCCTGGCTGGGTTATCCCCGTCAAATTCAAAATGTCTTGGTCAGTAGGAGCAGTCCCAGGGGAAACCGCAGCAGTGGTAGCAGCACCAGGCTGAATCAAGTCAGCAATCTTTTTGTCAGCGGGAGATTCATTTAACGCTGGCTCTCTTGCCAATGTTTCAAAGTCAATCTCTGGGTGCGTGACTTTCTGTGCCGCCAAGAAGTCCCTGGCCTCTTGCTCACCAGCCGTTGCTTCTCCGGCTGTAACACCTGCACCTGCGCCACCACCTGCACCAGAAAATCCAGCGCCGTACGTGCCTGTCACAGCCGCTTGTGAAGGCGTGATGGGCGTTGCAACAGGAGGATTGACAAAACCTCTGCCAGCACCAGCAGGGTTTAACGACTGTTTGTTCTGCACACGGTCATCTGCCGCCTGCATGTTTTCGTTAACCCACTTGTAAAAACCAGCAGAATCGTTTTGATTCTTGAAGTAATCAATGGTGTCAGATACCGCTTTTGCACCAAAGATACCAATCAAGGGAATAACGGAATCAGAAACAATAGCAGCACCTGCACCCAGCGGGGCAAGCAACGGGCCTAGTGCCAGCTTTACATCATTGTTGGTTGCATCACTGACAGATATGCCAAGCGCATTCTGAATCTGGCTGACCTGTGCGTCTGTGAGATTTGGAGTGAGAGTGGCTTGTGTAGAAGGTGTAGTTGTAGGCGTAGCTCCTGCCTTTGCCGCATCTGCACCAGCAGCTCCGGCAGCACCTGTGAGAGCGCCAGCAACACCACCAGTGACCGCACCTCCAGCGGCACGTCCAGCAATGTTGCTGTCAGTGGCAGATGAAACCCCAGAGCCTACAAGAGCACCTGTGGCGTTTTTAACTATGTCTGCTTCACTACCGCCTGCTGCGGCTGTTGATGCTATAGACGCACCAGTAGAAACAATCAAATTTGTAACTGCCGGATTGTCTATTACTGTATTTATTGATTTTGCAACATCAGGAGATTGTGTTTGCACAACCGCATTTACAGTTGCATTTTGCACGGCTTTATCTACAGGAACACCTTGGGCTACTTGCACAGCAGAACTGGCAATAGCAGTACCCACCGCAGTAGCAGTAGCAGCAGAAGTCCCAGCCGCAAGTGCTCCAGAAGCCAGCAGAGATGAACCTATTTCCGCACCAATAACAGGAACAAAATAAGCAATAGCCCCACCGATAAGAGCGCCAGGAACATCAAATTTACCTGCGTTTGCCCGTATAGCTCCTGCCAATGCAGAGCCAACATATTTGTTTCCAGAAGGGTCAAAAAGAATCTCGTTTGCTATATCAAACCCAGGCGCACCAGACGCTTGTGGATATGGCTCTAATTCACCAGTCGTTTTGTTATATACAAAATAATCGTTTAATGATGGCTGTGGCATGTCACACTCCCAAAGACGATGCTATTTGTTGATGAATGGTCTGGTGAACACCAACCCAGTCATAGAAATCCTCTTCCACATTCCAGTCACTGTCTAGCAACTGAAAAGGGTTATCCAGGTTCAGAATCGTTGCCAATGCTTGATGCTCTTGGTTATGCACAAACAACCAGTCATCTAGGTTTGCAGGGTCTGCATCTGTGATGGGGTACTTCTGGATGAGTATTCCCTGGTCAGCCAGAATCTCGTAAAAGAGCTGGTGCTGCACACCGTTCTCAAACAGGAACTCCCCGAGTCCATCCTTGTCCCCAAACTTCACATAGGAAAGTGTTTCCATGTTCATTGGGCATAGTACGGTACGAGAACAACCGTAGCGTTGGAGAGTTGGAATTTCAAATACCCGGCAGGCACAAGAGGCAAGCTGGATGTGGCAAAGGTAGCACTGGTGTTGGTAGCGTTTGTCAGCGACACATTTGCGGTGACATTGCCACTGCTCACAGTCACGTTAGCAAGAGTGAGGTTGCCTACAGAGCTTGTAGTGCTACCAAGAGTAATGGTTGCATTTCCCAGCGTTGCAGTGCTGTTTTGCAGTAAAGCATTTGTGATATTGCCGTTAGGGATAGCACCGACTACGTTGCCTGTGATGCCAGTGATGTTCCCACCAGTGATGGCTACGTTGTTGGCATTCTGCGTAGACATAGTGCCCAGCCCTGACACAGCAGAGTTGGCAATAGCAATAGTTACATTACCAGCACTGGTAATGCGCCCTTGTGCGTCTACAGTTATCTGCGAGACAGCAGAGGCATTGCCGTAAGTGCCAGCAGCTACATCGGTGTTGGCAAGGTTGAGGGTGACGTTACCTGTAAGAGCACCGCCACCAGACATGCCTGTGCCAGCAATGACGTTGACCGTGTTAGGCACAGCGCCAGAGATGTTGGCAACAGGGATGGTTGTAGATGCGGTAACAGGTGTGGTGTTATTGGCATACATGTATCCTGTCAGACCAGTGACTGTCAGGCTTGTAACTAGGCTGGTGTCTCCACCATCTGCCTTTTGCCAGATGCTACCGTTAAAGATAGCCATATCCCCAACACCCCATAGAGTAGTGCCGTTGAGGTTTGTAGAACCAGCTACAGAAACAACATAGTAATCACCCTGCGTACCAACACTAGACACAAGAGTCGGGTTGTTGGTGGACGCATCCCACGTGCCCTTGTAATTAAGAGCACCTATGGCATTGGTGATTGAACTAACTGTTTTTAACATTACGAACCGCTACCAGGGGTAATGTAGACAATGGCAGAGCTAGAGCTTGTGATACCCGTGAAATATGCGTTAGGTGTGAACGACAAGATTTCATCTGTACCCGCAAGCAACGGGATAGCCGCCGCATTGTTGGTCACTACAGTTGCATTTGCAGTAGCTCCAGCAGCAGTGTTGCCAACACCCAGAAAGACAGTAACCGTACCAGCATTCAAGATGCGGTACTGGTTAGAGCCTAGCGAGTAACTGTTAGCTTGCACAGGCGTAGGAGGCGTGGTTATCACGCCTGTGAACGTGACAGTGTTTCCTGTAGGTGTGAAAGGTGAGTTGATGCTCATCATGCACTCCAGGGAAGCGGGGGTGTAACCACAGGTGGGTTAATAGCTTGTGCAATCTGCTGGTTAACAGCCGCTTCTGTAGCTTCTTTGTCTACACCAGATGACCAAATCCAGCCAAGCACTTGGTCTTGGGTCAGGTCAGCATACGGGGTGTAGGGTGAGCCAGCGGTGTAGGTCACGCCACAAGTGCTGTAGACAGAACCCGTGTAGGTCTTGCCATCTTGCTCTTGTGTTCCACTGCAAGTCCAGTGGACATTAAAGACCACATCTGTTTCACCCTCTGCTTGAGGGTATGCGTTCATTGCGGTAATTGACCAAACGATTGTTGACATGGTTTACTCCTTTAATGTTTATGGGTGAGATGCTTTGTAAGCATCAAATTCTGCTTTGAGTTCTTGGATGGCCTTGACCAATGTGGGAATCAAATTAGCATTGACTGCCTTGTAAGGTTCTTCGCCTTCTGGTGCTGGGTCTTTCCATTCTTCAACCATGTCGGGAAATACCGTCTCAAATTCTTGAGCAATAAAGCCACGGTCGTTTTTAATGTCTTTGCCCTTACCAGTTTTCCAATCAAACTTACGAGGCTTAAGCGCCATCACAGTTGCAAGACCATCATCTAAATCACGAATGTTTTCTTTTAATCGTTGGTCAGAGATAGCAGTTATGGTTGTGTTTGTGGCATTTATTGTTCCAGCATTTGTGACATAAAAACGATAGGCAGATGCCGTTGTTGAATACATGATATAGGCATCGCCACTAGCCATACCGCACGAAACACGACCACCACTTGATACCTGAAAACCTACTGTTGAATCAGATGTAGCCGTTTTCCCCACCAGCAAGTTACCGCTGGTATCTATGGTGGCGTAAGTTGACCCACCAGATGATGTACGAAACACATGAGCGTTGGCATTGTAGAAAATTTTGTTTGCGTCAGATGTGGTTGTGCTACCAGCAATCTGAATTGCTGGGTCAGTACCAACTGTTGTACCGCCACACAAATCTAAATACGCATTTTGAACAGTTTGTCGGATAGATGGGTTAGTACCACTAACGGCAATTTTTCCAACAACGTGGAGTTTTTCGCTTGGCGAACTTGTCCCAATACCCACATTGCCAAGCACAGCAAGCCCGTTGTCACCAACGCTTGTAAGCGATGTGTAGCCTATACCTACTGCGCCTACACCGCCTGTGGCAGATGCAATACGCATGGCTTCTGAGCCGTTGTTTAAAAAACGAAAATTTCCTGCGACTTCATTGGCAATAGTTAAATCAGTTCCATCTTGGTACAAATATCCCTTACGAACACCACCATTGCCAAAAGAAATAATTGCACCAGTTGATGCTCCATTTATCGTAACGTCAGTACGACCAGCAGAGGAACTAAGTGATGTACTACCAACACCCAAATTCGTACCATCAAAAGTCAGCACACTACCCGTAGTCACCTGCTTGCTTGTGTTCAAATATGCCACGCCGTTTGCAGTGCCACCTGACAGCACTAGGTTGGTAGTCACGTTTGCATTTGCAGCAGTGATGTTTCCCGTGATAGTGGTATTTCCACCCACAGTCTCGTTACCTACAACTACCAGCGTAGAGATGTTTGCAGTGCCACTCACGTTAGCGGTGGTCACAGATACGTTTGTGATGGTGACAGTACCGCTGGTGATAGTGACGTTAGCCAGCGTAAGATTGCCAATACTGGAATATGTGTTGTTAAGATAAACAGACGTATTACCCAGCGTGATAGGCGTAGCAAAGTTGGTATCTAGCTGAGACAGCGGGATAGCAGCAGTTGCTGTACCAAAGGTATAGGGCATTGGACTGGTAGCCATGTTAGAACCTCACTCGTAGTTCATGTTCAAATTCAAACGTGTTCACTACAAACCCTGGGTCTGTAGAAGTCATTGTCAGACCCAAATACTTACCGTATTGCTGGGCATCTGATTTGTAAAGAGCATAACCGTTACTTGTCAACCAGCCAATAGTTGCGCTGGAATTATTTAGCCAAGTAATCGTTGTCCCCTGATTGTTGTACCACGTCACAGCGTTATCTAACGTGTAAGCGGGACTAGAACCGCTCTCACTGTCTACCGTGATGTTGAATGTTGCCGCTTGTGTGAGAGTTGCTTCAATACCAAACTTCAGAGCCTGCTTGGTACGGATGGGGTCTTTCATGGGCGACAAAGCCGTCTGTATCTTGCTAGACACGTTGGCAGTCGAGCTGGCATAGAGTTTGTACAGCGACTTGTCCGCAACACCGTACAGGTTGATAACACCACCAACAGGCGCAGAAGTTGTGTATGTCAGCGCACCCTGGCTAGTGATAAACCACTTCTTCTCAAAAAACACTGCTTGTATATACCGACCACCTGTGGCAAACGGGTAAGTGGCTTTCAGGTAGAAGTTGAAAGCAGCGCACAGAATGTTGTTGACCAGCACCTGACCGCCAGTGACAGGCAGGGTGAAATCTATATACGGGAACAGACCATCTAGCTGGTCAGAAATCTTGCTGGTGGTCGAACCTACCAAAGCATATATGCCGTAGTTGTTCATAAACAGCACACTGCGGAAGTAAGGGAAAACCCCATACCGCAAGTTACTGCCTACGCTGGCGCTGACGTTGGTGTTCGTGAACAGGGTTGAGCCAGTAGTAGAAACACGTAGGTCAGAAAAGACGTTGATGCTGTCTTCACCAAAAATGTAGAGGAAGTTGTTTGCCGACAGCAGAGACTTGATGTTGCCGTGCAAGGTTGAGTCTGTTATCGGGAAGTTCCCGGCAGACACAGAGGTGAAGTCACTGTAGCTGCCAGCCGCAGAGTAGTAGACGGTACGTCCTGCCGCCACCCAGGTGCGGCCTGAGAACGTGGCAACAGAGGCAATCTCATCGCTGTTCAAGATAACCGTGCCAGAAGCGTTAGAGCCGGAACCACCAAAAGTGACAGTACCAGCAGCCGTGTAGCCGCTACCAGGGTTGTTCATAATCACTTGCGTGACTGCACCGCCGCTCACAATGGCTGTGGCATTTGCGCCAGAACCACCCGTGCCTGTGACAGTGACGTAGAAGGAGCCGCTAGGCCCGTATCCAGAACCACCGTTGGTCACCAACACAGATAGCGTGCCAGTCTTAAACGTCACAAGCTGGCAAATTGCTGCCGCATTCGCACCGCCACCTCCAGTCAAAGTGATGGTGGGCGGGGATGTGTATCCAGTTCCGGCGTTTGTCAGGGTGATGGAGTTGACCGTACCCTTTGTCAACACCGCAGTAGCTGCGGCTGCGCCAGAAGAAAAGCTGACTGTGGGCACATTTAGGTAGCCTGAGCCTGGGACAGTCACTGTGATGGCAACGACAGCACCGCCAGAAATAGTGGCTACAGCTTGGGCTTGTGTACCGCCCTGCACATCTGGGGCGGTGATGATGACACCCGGCACAGCGGTATAGCCAGAACCCCCGGCAGTCACGTTAATGCTGGTGATACCGCCTGCGCCTGTGGTGATGGTTGCTTCTGCCGTGGCTTGTACGCCACCCGTGTCATTAGGTGGGCCGATAACCACTGAGGGTGCAGACACATAGCCTGAACCTGGGTTTGTGATGCCGATGGAGCCAACAGACCCCATAGACACTAAGTTTGTGCCATCCCAGTTAGACAAACCTTTTGTCGGGTCACCAATGATGACTCGTTCGTTCTTGTACTGGGCGGTGGATACGTTGGCACTGGAGAACGTGCCTGTCACAGCCACGTTGCCTTTTGTGGAGTTGGTCAGGTTGAAATACTCAGCCCGTCCGTTGTCCTCAAAAGACAAAATGTAGTCACTGACATTGATGTTGGCAGACTCCAGCGAGGTGGTCGTGTTGGCAAAGACTACAGCATTGCCGCCAGAATCCAGCACGGCAGATTGAGCCTGGACAATCTTGATGTTGCCAAACCCGATAGGTTGGGCATTCTCTATCCAGGAAAATTCTTCTTCATCAATTGCCGTTCGGTTGGCCTTGGTGTTTAGGCCTTTGAAGTTCTTGATGACAGCATAGGACTTTTTTTGCTCTGCTGCTGCCATGATTAGTACGGTGTTGAGTAGGGGTCTGGGATGCGCCGTGTGAAGGTGCTATTGAGCACAGCATTCACATGCTTCAGGTATTCTTGCTTGTAGATTTCCGCTTCACCATAGCTCTGCTCTTTGTACTTGGCTTTGTAAGCCGCATAGAAAGCCACAGGTGTGGTGTAGGGGTCATTGATAGGGTCTGTTACAGACGGGTCTGTAGCAACAAGAGGTGTTGGCAGAATGGTGCTGTCAATCTCTATGGCGTAGGATTGGTCAGGCACAGGCCCAATGTAAATCTGAGATTGTCCATAGACTGAAAAACACACAGGTCTGCCAACATAGTTTTGCCAATACCGCAACTGGGCATTGAAGTTTGACCAAGGCAAATATCGCAGAGGAATGCGACTGTTGCCCCAGTACAGCGTGATGTTCAGAATGTCTAGCGTTGTGCCAGTGCTCAAAATTCCATACGGAATAATTTCAGCAGGGCCGGAGTATTGCAAGGTTGCAGTACCGTTGGTGAACGGTGTGCTGGGCGGGAATGTGTTGTTGGCAGACGGGTACGGAGGTGCAGTCGTGTCTAGCACTCCACCCGTGATGACTTCATAAATGAAGATGTTGCTGAAAACAAACTGTCCAGCAGTGACAGTTTCTCCAGCAGTCCAGATGCTCGCAGGTACACCCGTGTTAGAAATGGGTGTGCTTGAAATTTGTAATGTGCGTAAACAGCCTGTATCTCTCGCTACTCTCTCACGGGCGCTGTTAATGTCGTCCGTTAGTTCAGCGTCTGACCAGAAGACACCATTGGCATCATGCAAGAGCCGCCGGACTTCC